TTAGCTGGAGCGGATGAAATCCATGAGCTGGTCAACGACTTCAACACGTTGATTATCATTGATGTGGGTATACATATCAAGGGTGATTTGAACATTATTGTGACCGAGTCTATCTGAAATGATTTTTGCTGTAACACCAGCTTCAAAAAGGAGAGAAGCGTGTGTATGCCTAAAACCGTGAGGCGAAATTTTTTTAAGATCTTTGTGTTTACAAAAGAATCTGCTAAGTTTCACTTTCATAGTTGCAGCTAAAAGCCATCCCCCACTATTATTCGTAAAGATATAATTCGAATCATGTTTGTAAGGCACACCAGCCTGGAAATATTCTTTTATCTGCTGACGTTTCCAGAGCTTCAGTACATTCAGGGTTTCATCATCCAAGGTGATAACTCTCTTGCTTCTTTTGGTTTTAGGGTCCTGAACAGTTTGTTTTTTGCCAATCACGACAGCCGTGCGAGAAATGCTTAACCGTTTATTTTCAAAGTTAACATCTGACCACATGAGGCCGATAGCTTCTCCAGTTCTCAATCCAGAAAAAGCGAGTAAGTGGAAAAAAGTGTAGTCTACTGGTTTGCAATTTGCTTTGTAAACTTTAAGAAACTTGGTTAGTTCCTGTTTTGTATAGTAGTTTTCTTTGCCCTTTAATGGCCTATTTTTAGGCTTGATAATCTTGTCTAAAGGATTTGACTTAATGATGTCAATAGAAGTGGCATACTTGAAAATACGGCTGATTACAGAGTAGTAATTGGCATATAGGATATAGCGATTACTTAACTTGATAGCAACCTTCTGACAATAAGCTACACTGATCTGTTGAATCTTCATATCTGTAAAATATGAGTCAATCATAACATCAAGTTTCTTCTTAGTATTCTGATAAGTTGTTGGTTTTACAGTGCTCTTATAGCTATCAAGCCATAACTCAGCGACTTCAGCAAAAGTAGGGTTCTGGAAATCTTCATTGTTTGAAAAACCATTCTCTTCAACATCTAAGAGAAGGTCACGTTCGGCAGCCTTTGCCTCTTTAATGGTTTTAAAACCACGGCGTGTTGTACGCTTTTCTTTCCCAGTTACAGGGTCTATGCCCAGATATGTTTGGAAGAGATATCTAGTCTCTCCTTTTTTTGTAATGTATTTTTTTATCATAAAAAGTCCTTTCTTTTCGATTGCTTGCCCGCATAGTTGAAAAGGTGTAGAACTTATGATAAACTATAGATGTATTTTTTTATCATCCTTTCCATTGCTTGCTAGATGGAAGGTTGAATCCTCACACTCAAAATTTAGCGATGGAGAGTGTGGGGCTTTTTTTGTTATTTCTTGACTTTATCTTTTAAAGCTTTCTCTATGGCTTTCTTCAATTCCAAAATAGATGCTTTTTCATCTTTGGTAAAGGTTACTGTGTTTTCATCTTTTACGGCATCAAACACACCACCTTTTGAATCAGACGATCCAGGATAAACAAGTTGAAGATATCCAACAGTTGAACCAGGTTCTTTCAGTTGGTATGCTGTAATTTCAGTGAGAAGGATTGACTTTTCACCATCCAAACCATGAAGCAAAACATTAGACATATTTGTCTTTCTTGCAATCCTGATAAAGTAATCATCGATTCTTACGACAGTTTTTGATTTTTTAAACTCAAAAACTCGTTCATTAGGTTCCTCTGTAAAAAGTTCGATTTCTAAAACTTCATTTTGTTTTTTACCAAATAATGCCATAATATTTCCTCTGTTCGTTTAACAAATAATTTTACACTATTCCTCAAGCAATCTTATAAAATCATTTTCTGTCATGATTTCAATATCTTGACCTTTTTCTAACAATGTTTGTGCTTTTTTCATTTTACTACTTAACCCATCTGTGCCGACTACTCTCCAATCTTGTTCCCCTACAACTAAGATATTAGTGTGTTTGGTCACTCCTTTTTCAGGAATACCACCAACTAACGCAGCAGCTTTGTTAGCTTCTTTTCTAGTCATTCGCTCGAGTTTTCCAGTAAAGCAAAAGTACAAACCGTAAAAGTAATGGTCTGGGTTCATTGCTGCTTTTTCTTCTTCTGTCGGCTGATAGATAAGGTTTTCCTTGTATTGATAACCTTTTTTCCTTTTAAATCCATACTGACCGAGTAAGCCAGTTTTATTGTATCTATATTCTTTTAAAAAAGCGGTGAGGTCGGAAAATGAATTTGTGGATAGCAAGTATTCTAAAATCAATCCGCTTGCTCGTGCATCTGATAAAGCGTTGTGGTGGTCTAGCTCAATATTCAAATTTTTAGCTAGTCTTTTTAGTTTGTAATTCAATTGTCCAGGGAGAGCGACCTTGGCTAATCGATACGAACAAATAAACTCTATATTATCAAAATCTAGTTCGTATTTTAGGTATACATCTTTAAGGGCCCCCATATCAAACTGTGCAAAGTGAGCTACAACTATATCAGAACCAATAAAATCAACAATCGCCTTTCTCACCTCTGGAAATGTGGGTGAATCAAGAACATCTTCAGGTCTAATGCCATGGATGAAAATATTAAAATCATCAAATTCTTCTTCTGGATTGATTAAAGTGTAAAAAGTATCAACAATATTTCCATCTTTAAATTTTACTAATCCGATAGAACAAACACTACCGCGAAAGTCATTCGCAGTTTCAACATCTAAAGCAACATACGAGTAAGACATATGAGTCTCCTTTCACTCCATCAATGCAAAGTATTCCTCTTTTACCATGATTTCATTTGTCACGGTTTTAAGATTGTAGTAGGACATGAATTTGAGGTAATCAAACTCTGTGGGGTCATCTAAGCTTTCTAGTGCATCTTTTACGAGATGATGGATCATATTCCTATCAGCTTCGTTTTCACAGCGTAGACGAGCGTTCTGGTACTCTGAGCGTGTGTGGTCTTTGTGTCCGAGTTCATGCAATAGTACCTTAACTCTCTCTTTTTTGCTGAGTTTGTTAGACAAGAAAGCTGTGTTGGTTTCTTTTTCGTAAAATCCAAGTTCATCAGGTATTAGCTCACCGTCAAAATCGACAATGCGAACCTGAAAATGACTTATAATTTCTTTTTCGGTCACTAAGCAGTACCTCTAATCACCAGCTTCTTTGAGATAACCTTCAATGATAGACTGGATGATTTTCTTCTTTTCATCTGTTAATTCTCGGCCGCCAAACATCATGACATTCGACGCCATTTCTTCAACGTTCAGGGTCTTCCCTTGCCAGATATACTCTTTTGAATCACCAGCAATAGCAGGATTATCCGTGCGACCAAGTAAATAATCTGTGGACACGTTGAAGTAGTCAGCAATTTCTTGAAGACGTTCAGCATTTGGTTTTTTGTTTTTCATACTATAGATTGTATTTCTACTATATCCTAATGTTTCTTCAAGAGAATTTATAGAAATTCCACGATTTTGGCAAAGTTCTTTTATTTTTTCGAATAAAGAAAACATTGATTTATCAACCTTTCTAAGGCATGACAAAAAATATTTAAACTTTTGATTGTAAATCTGTTGACAAAACGCAATCTATAGTTTAGAATATTATTTGTAAGCTAAAGAGTTAGCGAACAAGACAACTAAAAAATAAAGCCTAATGAAACTGATTGGCGTCCGTTTTCTAGGTAGAACCTTACTTTTAGTAGGTCTTTTCTCTATGATTAAATTCTAAACTATAGATTGTTTTTTGTCAAGAAATTCGCTAACTTTTTAGATAATTTTTTAAAAAGAAAGGAGAGGGATATGAGTAAACCATCAAAAAAATCACTACCAATTCAAAATTTAGAAATTAAGATAGATAGCGACTCTAGTATTCCACGGGTTATTTTGAACGGGATTGATTTTCAAGCAGAAGATATTGGTCTTCGAGGTATTAATATCATTTGGGAAACAAAGAAAGATGAAGTCCCAGAGACACTTATTCAGGTTGATTATATAAATAACCGTGAAGCGCCTCATATAGTATCTGTCAAACAGTCGTTTCAAAATACTTTACTTAAATAGTTGTGGCGAGTTTTATTCACATTATATCAAATTTAGAAAGGAAGAATATGAGTAAAGCAAAATTATTAGTCACATAAAGTAGGTAAACGAGGTAGGAAATGATAGAAACACTGGAAATAAAAATAAACAAAAAAACATACTTTATATCTGCAAGGGCGGATGTTCCAGTCAGGTATAAAGTTATGTTTGGCAGAGATATCTTCGATGACTTTTCAAAAATAAAAAACAATAAAGATGAAACTCTATCACTTTGTCTATTATTTTGTATGACAGACAAATCGTCAGAAGAATTCTGTAAATTTTTTATTGAAAACAATTCATATATAACAAGTAAACATCACTATGAGGCAATAAAATTGTTTGAAAAACATTTTATCTCTAAGCTCGTAACATATTCACTAGAGGACATAGTTCAAATCCTAACAATATATCTAGAAAATACTAAAACACAGATTGGAGGAAAAAATGAGTAAAGAACTAAAAATAATTAAGGCTAAAATTAAAACTCGTTTGATTGAGTTGGGTATGACTCAATCCGAATTGGCAAAACAAGTACCTGTAGCATCATCAGTTATTTCAGAGCTACTGAAATATGGAAAAGGAAGTGATTATGTGAAAGAAAAAGTCGTAGATATTTTGGGTATTGAAAACCCTTGGAGAAATCACTGAGAGGTCCATACATGCAAGCAAAAATAATACTGAATTGGCAGAAGAAAAATCACCAACTTAGTCAGAAGATGATCGATAGTCTTGAGGGACTAGATGTTTGGGAAACTATTTTAACACTAGGAAAAGTAAGAAGAGGAACCTTATGAACGAAATTTTTAATTTTCACGGGCAGGAAGTCCGTACTTTGACAATTGATGACGAACCTTGGTTTGTCGGTAAGGATGTAGCAGATATCTTAGGATATGCTAAACCTCTGGACGCAATTTCTCGGCACGTTGATGAAGATGACTCCGTGAAATACGGACTCACCGACAATCTAGGACGAACACAAAATACTATTATCATCAACGAATCTGGTCTCTACTCTCTCATCTTATCCAGCAAGTTGCCTCAAGCGAAGGAGTTCAAGCGCTGGGTGACATCAGAGGTCTTGCCAGCTATTCGCAAGCAGGGTGGATTTATCCGTGAGGACTTGGACGAGGATGCCTTTATCGCTCTCTTTACTGGCCAGAAAAAATTGCGTGAGCAACAGGCGACCATGCTGGAAGATATCGACTACCTCAAGAGTGAGCAACCGATTCATCCAAGCTATGCTCAGTCGCTCCTGAAGAAACGTAAGGCTAGGGTTGTGGCATGCCTGGGTGGTATTGATAGCCCAGCTTATGCAGATAAGAATTTTGCTCAGTCGGTATTTAGACAAGCTGAGATTGATTTCAAGGATCATTTTAATATCAGTCGCTATGACTTATTACCGAAAAAGTTTGCAGAAGCCGCATTAGCCTACTGGATGACTTGGGAGCCAAGTACTAATACAAAAATGAAAATTATGGAACTGAACGCTTTTATTCAAGTGTAGGGGTAGGCATGGAAGATAAAATCATCGAACTTGCTGATTACTTCATCAGCGAATCCACAACGTACAGAGAAGCTAAAATAGCGTGTGAGAAGCTATTTAGACAAGTAAGCCATGAGATTGAACTCAGGGCTATGGAAAGTAAAACAGTTTGACAACAACGCAAAAAAAGCACCTAACGAAGTCAGGCGCTTACTAAAACAATTAAAACCATTATATCACAAAAATGCTTGCCCGCATAGTTGAGAGGATGTAAAAAATGGAAGGTATAACGTTACAATTACGATTGGACGGCGAAAGTGCTGAATTATTCACAAACCAATTACTGGCCTTTGCTGAAAAGCAAGTCAAGGAGCAGTTAGAGAATGATCGCATGCCAATCAATCAACAGGCTTTGATGAAGAAGTTCGGCTTCACTCATGGCTATATCAAAAAGTTAGAACGCAAAGGATTAAGATTTCGTAAGCAAGGGAAAGATATTATGTATGATGTCAATGATGTTTATGAGATTTTGGAATTAGAAAAAGAAGTACGAAAATTAAGAGCATAAGGAGATAAAAATGTTTGAACCACCGATTTTAGACCAGTTGATGGGTGTTGGAGCCTTGCTGATTGGATTTGCAGGGGCCTACCGTCATATCAAACTGCAAGAGGAACGCAAGGAAGAGGAGAGACGAGAAGAACAAGAATTTGCGTCTATGATTATCCAAGGGTATAACCATGCATACGAACGTGGTAGAGAGGCAGAGCGTCAAGAAATTCGCAAGAATATTCGTCGTCCGTTCAAGGGATTTACATACGACAACGAACCGCCTCAAGGATTGCGTCCTGAACCTTTGGCATTGCCAGAGCCTAAAATGCACATCTTGAAGTGAGGAGGTCAGGAAATGGAAGAATTGATTGAATGGCTATTATGGCATGAGCGAGTGAATAGAGAAATGATATCGTCCGATGAAGAAAAATCTGACTTTGAAACATATTTAGAGGACGAGAACAGGAAAATTTCACTTATCAAAGAATACCTAAATGACTATGAAAAACTAGCTAAGGATTATCGTGATGTAGTCTCTGAAAATAAGCTGTTAAAGGTTGAGAAGATGGCGCTAGAAGGCAGGTATATTTATGAGGATATGCGGATGAAGTACCGTGCGAATCGGAGGAAGTGGGGTGCTAGGTATGTCTGAAGATTTTAGAATACTACCTCATGATTTAGTTGCAGAACAGTCTGTTCTTGGAGCGGTATTTATAGCACCTGACACAATCATTTCGCTGGCAGATGAATTGGTCCCTGATGATTTTTATAAACCAGCCAACAAGATTGTATTTAAGACCATGTTGTCATTGCTTGAAAAAGGTGAGCCAATCGATGCTACGACAATGGTTTCTGCTCTTACCAATCAAGGGCAGATTAAAGAAATTGGTGGCTTAAACTATGTTGTCGAGTTAGTGAACTCAACTCCAACGTCAAAGAATGTGGAGCATTACGCAAAGCTTGTTAAAGAAAAGTCATCTCTAAGAAGAGTAATTGCTGATTTGTCGGATTCACTTTCTAGTGCCTATCAAGGCGATGTATCAATCAGTGACATCATCGCACAGACCGAAAAGTCTATGCTTGACATCAGCAATCAGAATACAGGTACAGGATTCCGCAATGTGGCTGATATCCTAGATATACATATGCAGATAGTCGAGACTCGCTCGCAGACAGATGGATTCGTGACTGGTCTGTCTACTGGCTTTGTCGGATTGGATAAGATTACAACAGGCCTTCATGAAGGGAATCTTATCATTCTTGCTGCTCGTCCTGCTATGGGCAAGACGGCGCTAGCATTGAACATTGCAAAGAATGTGGCTGTACTGGAACATAAACCCGCTGTTATCTTTTCGCTCGAAATGGGAGCAGAAGAATTGATTGAGCGCATAGTAGCATCTGAGGGGATGGTTCCAGGTTATCATCTGAAGACTGGGAATCTTAGTACTGATGAGTGGAAAAGGCTTGTACAGGCGCAAAGCAATCTCTATGATACGCCTATTTTCGTGGATGATACGGCTGGGATTCGGATTTCAGAGATACGGTCAAAAGCTAGGAAATTGTCTCAAGAAATGGGTGGTCTAGGAATTATCATTATTGATTACTTGCAGTTGATTACTGGTTCAAAAGGTGAGAATCGTCAGCAGATTGTTTCTGAAATTTCAAGGGAATTGAAGATACTTGCAAAGGATTTGAGGGTTCCTGTCATAGCCTTATCACAGTTGAGTAGGTCAGTTGAGCAGAGACAGGATAAGCGCCCAATGTTATCAGATTTACGAGAATCTGGTTCGATTGAGCAAGATGCTGATATTGTCGCTTTCTTGTATCGTGAAGCTTACTACCAGAAGGAACATGCAGACAGTCAAGAATTGAATAATGTGACTGAGCTGATCCTGGAAAAAAATCGGCATGGCAGTCTCGGTACAGTGAAGTTGTATTTTCATAAAGAATACACAAAATTTTCAAGTGTGGAGGGGTAGATGGCAAATTGGTTTGTGAGAATCAATCACAGAAAAGAAAACAAAGATAGTTACTACTCTCAGCAAGTAGAACGAAGGCTCTACTTTGATTTAGAAACTAAGAAGGATGTTTTGACAAAAATCAAAGAAGATTATCCAGAATATTTTTCAGAAAAGATACCTCAAAGAACTTCTAAAGGGGAATTCTTTTTTGTCAATGTTTATGAATTGAGTGAAAACTGGGAAATTTTTTGGACCGAAAAAATTCCGTGTAAATTTTGTGGAGAAAATCCTGTCAATAGAATTGACATAAAGAACAATAATTATAGCGGTTATTATTTTTGTTGTCTAGAACATGAAGAACAATTTTATGCAAATAGGCTTGCTGAAGATGTCAGAACATATAGAAGTAGCAGTGTAGTTGGTTTCATCTATAAAATCACTCATAAACAGACGGGTAAGGTTTATATTGGGAAAACTGTTAATCATCCTATTTTTCGTTGGTTTCAACATTTTAAAGCACAATCAGGAAGTTACTTTCATGAAGTGATGAAAAAAAGCGATATCACAGACTGGACCTATGAGGTTATCGACAAGTTAAAAGATGGCACAGAAAATGAACTACTTGCGTTAGAAAGTAAATACATAGCTGATTTTAAAGCAACAAATCCTGAATATGGATATAACACTAAAAATTAGAAGAAAGGAGTAGTGCCATGATTAAAAAAAGTGAAGTCACTGGTTTCTTATCGTTTTTCAAATTTCCAAAGCCATTTATCTATGATGAGAAATATAAGACATTGAGCAATAACGCTAAAATGCTCTATATGCTTCTGTTTGATAGGTTAGAACTATCTTTAAAAAATGGCTGGCATGATAAAGAAGGGAACGTCTTCCAGTATTACACAAATGAACAGTTGATGATTGACTTAAATTGCAATAGCAACAAGACGATTATCAAAATCAAAAAGGAATTGAAAGATGCTGGTCTAATGACGGAAGTCAGACAAGGAATGAACTTACCAAACCGCATTTATCTTGACGCTCTTAACGGAAGTGTAGAAAGTACATTTCAGGAAGTGCAAAAAGTACACATTGGAAGTGTAGAAAATACACTTTCGGAAGTGCAAAAAGTACACACAATCAAGACTGAGAATACTAAGACTGAGAATAACAATAATAAATTGTTGATTTGTAAAGAAGTTATTTCTTATCTCAATTTGAAAGCTAAGAAGAATTTTAAGGTTGACACTGCTAGTCATCAAAAATTTATCAAGGCAAGGTTAAAAGAGGGCTATGTCCTTGAAGATTTTAAAAAGGTTGTGGACATCATGGTCGCTAAGTGGAAAGGTACAGAGTATGAGCAGTATCTTCAACCACAAACGCTCTTCGGAAATAAGATGGATAATTATCTAAATCAACCGATGCCAAAACGTTCTACAATTTTAACCAGTACGGTTGACGAAAGGCTAGGATTTTAGATGAAACAGTTTAAACAATTTAGAACTAGAACAGTTCTTGATGATATCTGTGAAATCCATGGATGCCATCTTTGGTCTGTTAAGATTCCTATCAAGGGCAAGGTTGAGGAAATCAGTCAATGTCCTGAGTGCGAGAAAGAGAACATCCGACGTTTTGAAAAGCAACTAAATATGGAATCCGAGGTCAAAAGTAAACTATCGGATACTTACGAAGTCTTTGCTCGTGACAGTATCGTTTCAAGCAAGCTTGCCAGCAAGTCGCTACATGACTATGAGATTCAGGTTGATATTGATGAAAATGCTATTAATTTTGTGAAGCGGTTGGAACGTGAATATGCCAAAGGTACGGTTGGAAATGCCATCATCACTGGTCCGTCTGGTGTTGGTAAGAGTCATCTTACTTATGGATTGGCTCGGTTTCTCAATGAGCAATTTAAGTCTTATGATGAACCGAAAAGTGTACTATTCGTTTCAGTTGTGACTTTGTTTGACAAGATTCGAGAAAGCTTTGAGTTTGACAATGGTTATTCAGAAGCTAAGATGGTCAAGCTATTGTCTGAGGTTGATTTCCTCTTCTTGGATGACCTTGGGAAAGAGAGTCGTAAGGCCGACACGAAGCGTAACGAGTGGGCGCATCAGATATTGTTCAAGATCCTAGATAATCGGACCAATACGATTATCAACACGAATTTGAGTAGCGAAGAGATTAAAGAACTTTACTCGGACGATTTCGGGAATGGTGCTTTATCAAGTAGAATTTTCGAGGGAGCAACTGGCAGGTGCTTTGTGTACCCGTCTGGGATGAAGGATAGGAGGTATTGATGTTAAATCTTTACTTCGTCTACAACGGGCACTGCAAGTTTTTTCTTGGAAGTTTTAACAACGTGGATGAACTTATCGAACAGATGAAAGATCATCAGTGGGCTTTCTCTGGTATTACTAGACCAAGATTTAAAAAATATATCGGAAAAGACGATGTGCGTTTTGATTATGGCGCTGTAGATTGCTATTACTTAGCAACAAAAGCAACGTGCCGCGAACCACGTTAAAAGCGAGCTAGAACATGCGTCAGACTTGGACGAATGACGTATAAAGAATTTGCTAGCTCTTGTGTCTTGGAGCCATGAGAGGCAAGAGCTGGATTTTTAAAAATTAGTTGGAGTTAGTGAAGATGAAGCTTGAAGACGTAAACAAAGCTAGACATATCATGGATTTGATTAAAGAGTACAAATATTTCTTAGAGGTTAAACGCAAGTGCTGGGATCAGCTTATTCTTACAAAGAAAGAGACTAATTATATTCTTAAAACGGCTTATGGATTTCTTTCAAAAGAAATCAAAGCAGATGAGATATTATCTGGTCTAATTACAGAAACCATCCAGAATAGAATCGAAATGCTGGAACAAGAACTTGTTGAATTAGGAGTAGAAATGGAGGAGTTGGAGAATGAACATACAGAGATTGATTGATAAGTACGAGGGTAAGCGAAATAAAAATTTAAGCTTTGAGTTATTACAGGCATACATCGACTTTATCCGTGATTTAGAACAACTAGACGAACCAAAACCAGTCAAAATTCCGCAGTTTGTGGCGGAAAAAATTGATTATTTCAAGAAAACTGGTGACTGGGATTTATTTCAAGCAATGGATTATTTGTTTGGAATAAAAGAAATTAGGGAATGGCTTGAGGATAAAAACAACCAAGAAACCTTCGCTCGAGCATGGCTTGACGGCTACGAGGTCGAGAAAGAGAAGCGGTATACAGTAGTGATGAAAGAGACAAAACAACCGCTATATTATAATGCTATGGATAAGAAACTATTCTTCTCTCTGGGTGGCCTAGCTACAAAATTTACCCGCAAAGAACTAGAAGACGCAGGCTTCGGCTGGGTGTTTGATTGTGAGGGGATTGAGATTGAGGAGGTGGAGTGATGAGTTATGATTTGGAAATCTTAGCGAAAATAGAGAGTGGAGATTATATTTGTATTGCTGAACCTAGATATAGTTCTCCGACCTACAATCTCGGGAAGATGTTTAGAATTGCTATGGATTGGGATTTTGACCAAGGCGCTATCTACAATATTGCTGATATTGTAGATAACATTCAACGCGGTATATACGAACTAGAACAGTACCCCGGAAAGTATGTACAGTATGAACCTGAAAATAGATGGGGAACAGTTAGTGATGCATTGGAGGTTTTAAAGTCTCTGAAAGAGTGTATTTTAGAACAAGATATTGACACGAAATATTTATATATGAGGTGGTAATATGAAACAGCCTGAACGATACACGTCTGAATACTTCATTCCTGAACTGATTGAAGATGAAGATATTATCTTTAACAAAGATAGCGATTATCTCAAGCAGAAGAAAAAAGAAAAGAAGAATCCTATATTCAAAAGAAATAAGTCCAAAAATAGATGGGCGCTTTGAGGAGTTAACAGAATGACAAGAAAAAACTATATTATTTTTATCAGGCATTTTAAAAAAATAAAAGATTTAGCAGATTTTTATGAATATATTGCAGACTCAAAAGTTTGTGGAAGTGCTATTTATTTATTTTTAATCATTTGTTCACCTTTCATTGCTTTGCTATTTCCAATCGCATACATAGAGCATTGTTTTTATAAAAAAAGATTTATTAGACAATGCGTTGAATACGATTGGTGTTCAAAGGAATATCTTGAAGAGGTTGTTGATATCAGAAAAATTGAAAGTGAGGAATTTTAATGAACATTCAGGGACTAATTGAGCGATACGAAAAATTTAAAGCTAGCAAGAAAAAAATGACCTCGGTTGATTTGGTTTTGAAAGACTTACGGTCTTTAGACGAACCAGAACCGTTGCCGTTCAAGTTAAAAGATGTCGTTCGTCGAATAAGAGGGTTTGATCCAACAACTCAAACCAGATGGCTTAATGATATTCTAAAAGAATTAGGGGACGACTACGGTTCAATGAAATACCGTAGTGGTTACGAGCAAGGCAAACTTGAGGGAGCATGGGTTGGTAATCAATTGAAGGATGCTGATAAGATTAGGCAAGAATTGAATAAAGTGCTTCTACCTAATTTTATGGATGACTGGATTTTCGAATGCCAACTTTTAAAAGATTTTAGTTTGCGTGATGCACTAGATAGTAACAAAATTCATTTCTACGCTAAAAAAAGCGAATTCGTGAAGAAATGGCTTAATGACAAAAACAACCAAGAACTTTTCGCTCGAGCGTGGTTGACTGACTATGAGGCCGAGAAAGAGCCAAAATACAAAGTCAAGTTAAAAAATACAGATGATTATCTAAATCAAACAGAAACTGGATTCCACTTTTTTAACAATGGGAAAAACAACGAAAAATTTACACGAAAGGAACTAGAATATTCTGGTTTTGGTGAAGTGTTTAATAGTCCACTATTTGAAGTGGAGGAGGTTGAGTGATGATAATCAAGAATTACAAATATGATTTTTCGAGTGGCAGAATATGCTACACAATTGATGTAGATGGCTATGAAACAGCTATGGAACATACAAAGACAGAGTACGGAAGTGTCCAAAGAAATGACATTGATGATTTCTTGCTTGCAATCGAGGAGTACGACTTTCAAGAAGCTGAAGCGGTTGAAGAATTTGTTGATTTTCAAAGTTGTCTGCTTATGTATGGGATTGATTTTGAATTGAGAAATGAGGTTGAGTGATGTCTAGAAAGATACAAGCAACGATTACACAAGAACTATATGACCATGTCGAAGCCATTAAAGAATATGGTGGTTACGGAAGCGTGTCTGAAGTAGTCAATAAAGCACTTGAAAAGTTAGTAAATGACCATGCTAGCAATGAAATATATAAATATTATTTGCAAAAAGTAAGAGATGGAAGAAATGAGGTCACAGAATGAAACGATTTATAGCAATCTGGATTTTATTGTCTGCTGGATTGAATATCTGGCAGAGTATCCACATAAAAAAACTAGAAGAAAAGCGCCCGATGGTTATCTACAAGGCAGATAACGTAGGCGCTGAGATATTCGGTAAGGTCCTTGAAAAAGGACGACATGGAAAGCTATATACAATCACAATTCGAAATTACGGCATTTTCGTAGTTACGAAAGAAGTGTATGACATGGTGAAAGTTGGAGATGAGGTAAGAATATGAATTATAAAGTAAGAGTCAACGGTAAAGAAATTGAATACGGTGCACTAGTTGAAAAATCACGTTTTTCAGACGAAGAATGGTCTGCTATTTATGCAGAGATTGCAGAAGAAAATTACCCAGAAATTTTTGAAAAAAGAAAATCGGATACTGCATTTATTGACACGCTTGGTGCTTTGACTTCACTAGAAGAACGATATAAAGCATTGCTTGAGCTATTACCTCAAGATCAATTCTCTCGCGCTGGCACTCATCCAAAATGGGTAGCTGATGCAGTAGCAGAGAACACGCTGAATAAAGAGGATACAATGCTAGATGTGTCGGATTTGATTGGACGATGTGAAACTCTGGAAGAATTGAAAAATGAGCTGACAGAGTATTTCGATCTGGAAAAATTATAGGAGTTATCATGAACACACTAGAAAACGTAAAGCAATGGTTTATTGATCGTGATCTTGAAAACGGCGGTCGACTGGATAAGCAGTCGCTAAAATTAAGCGAAGAGTTTGGAGAGTTATGCGCAGGCTATCTCAAGAAGAATGAGAAACTGACCAAGGACAGCATCGGTGATTGCGCAGTCGTGATTGTAGGTCTGGCCTTGCTGGTTAAAACTGATGTGCATAAGATTTTTGAGGAATCGTGCTTTGTAAAAACCGGAGATGTGATGGAATGTTTCAAATGGCTGAATACTAACATTAGTAATTTTCAATCGTATCAGAATTCAAGATACGAGAAAATGTGTCAATATAGTTTAATGTGTTCAATAGGCTACCTGAAATCAATCAGCTATGCACTCGGTTATAGCTTTGAAGAATGTTTTGAACTAGCCTATCAAGAAATCAAAGACCGTAAAGGTCGCTGGATTGACGGAAGTTTCGTGAAAGAGGAGGATTTGGGATGAAAAAATTAGGAATTATTTTAGGGTTTGTATTTGTAATCGTTGCATCACCGTTCGTGGTTCAGTATGGATGGAATGAAATTATCACAACGATCGTTCCGGTTGGTAGAATTACAGTTTGGCAAGCTTTTGGGATGGATATGCTACTATCTTTCATTTTCCCTGTGTCGTCTAGCAAAAAAATATCTGAAGAGGAATTTTTATATTCTATAAAGAGCAGTATTTCGAAAATCATTACATGTGCATTTTTGATATGGTTAGCTAGTTTGTTTATTTAAGGAGGATTTGGCATGATACCGAAGTACAGAGCGTGGGATAGAACGAGAAACGAAATGAATTATAGAGTCATGGTAGGCAATTGTGATACAGATGACGAAAACTGGACTTGTCCTATCATTTGGATCGAAGAGAAAAAAGATTGGTTACATTTTGATGATTATGAATGTATCATGCAATCAACAGGACTAGTCGACAAGGAAGGTACAGAAGTTTTTGAAGGCGATATCTTACATCATCAGATACAGACAGAATATACCTTTATTGTCAAATACGACAAAGAAAAAGGTCGCTGGTACGGTGATGGTCTGAGTCGTACCTATCGGATTGACATCACAAAGGAATTTTTACAATACTACAAAATCATCGGCAACATCTACGAAAATCCTGAGCTTTTGGAGGTGGAAGGATGAAACCTCGCAAATATCCATATTCAGGAAGAAGAAAAAGGCAAGATACTTCGTCGTTAATGTTTTCTGCACGACCAATTTTTAAAGAAGTTCCAATTGTAGAAGAAGTTAAGGTTGAGTTCCAAGTTGAAGCTAGTACAGGGCGCATATATCCAGAAACGATAATACATTTAGATATTTCTGGGTATGGAAATAGAGTGCATTCAGTACATCGCTTCCCTGGAACCTTACTGAGTGTTGGTGAGTCAATCCAACTAAAAATGCTTTTCTATAAAAGACTTAGAAATTTTACTACAGATCGTTTCTTGACGTTTAGAGAATCTGATTGGAAGCTCTTTATCCGTGACCTGGTCAACGAATTTGTGCATTAGAAAGTTAGTGAGGAGATTTGCAAGATGCAGCTAAGATTAAAAGAACTTAGAGAGGACCTAGGGCTCTCTGTCAAAGATATGGCTAGGGATACGGGTGTTTCTCAAAATACAATTCACTTGTATGAGCGAGGTGGATATCCATCTATTAAGCAAATTGAAATGATTGCTAAAACCTATGATGTAAATCCTGCTTGGCTTGTAGGGTGGATAGATGATGAAATGATGCCTGCAATCCAGGTAGTTGAAAAAGTGGTCTACAAAGAGAGTCCAACAGCAAGACTGCCAGATTATCACAATAACAATAACGATGGTAAAATTATCAAATGGGTTAAATCCAAAAGATATATGGGAGGTAAGGTTTGGTCAAAAAGAACTTAACAAAAGCACGAAGGGATTATCTCGAGTTTGAACTCGATGATAAATATTTAAAGATTGACAAACTTATTGGCCAGCGTAGACATGAGCTAGAACGTTTGTACGAAGTTAAGCATCTTACTGTTCCTGGTATTGATGATACTGGAGCAAGTGGCAGCGGGACATTCGTCAACAGGTCGGAGAATCTAGCGGTTGCTTATGCAAGCGATCCTATGATTTTAAGATTAGAAAATCTCCAAAAAGCTATCTCCCAATTACTAGAAAATCTAGAACCAGATGATAAAAAAATCTTTTATCTTCGTTGGGGAGAACATACTGGCTACGACTGGATTCAAGTTTGGCACATCATGGAAAACGGAGATACAGGGTACTTGTATAGGCACAGCAAGCAAATTTACAGAAGGCGTGAAGTGATTCTCGATACACTTTCAAATTTGCTCTTTATGTAAAGTTGTCAAAAAAACATATAGAATTGACAAAAAGAGTGTGATAAATTAGTATCATGAAGAATAGCAGAGAGGAAACCTCTGCTTTTTTTGTGCATTAAAAAGGAGGTGAGGATATGTGGTAGTTGTTGAACCAATCAGAAATAGAGATGATGTTCAGCTTATGATTGAATGGCTGACGAAGCATAGCGCAGTCAAAGAGTCAGATAGACAACGTAACCTCATGCTCTTCTTATCTGGTGTTAATCTAGGGTTTCGTATTGGTGATATTGTTAAACTAAAAGTAAAGCATGTTAAAGGCTGGCATGTCCAGATTGTCGATGAAAAGACAGACAAGCCAACAAAACGAAAGATGCCAAAGAAATTCAAGAATGCAATGAGGCAGTACATCAAAGACAAGAAAGACGAAGATTTCCTCTTTCCAAGCCGAAACGGAAAGCACCAGCACATAAAACCTAACACAGCTTATAAGATCATCAAGAAAGCTGCTGAAGAAGTTGGTCTGGAAAATATAGCGACTCACTCGATGAGAAAGACTTTCGGTTTATTCATGTATGAGCAAACCAAAGATGTTGCTCTGATAATGGACCTACTCAACCACTCGAGTCAGAGCATTTCACTGAGATACATAGGCAAAAATCAAGATTCACAAGACAGAGCCATGACGAAGTTTCAGGGCTTTTAATTTTTTTATTTTACAATCAATTCATTGTTTTGAGGTTATGATGATTTCATTTCACACATGCAGGACAAACGCTTGATAAATCTGAGTTAAAACTCATGTAGCGAATTCATTAGAATATGTAAAACAAGGAATTGAGAGAGTGAAAACTAAGGAGCTTACAAAGTTATGAAAGGTATTTTTAAAAGACTATTTAATAAAAGAACAACCAACCAAAAACCATTAGGAAAAATTGCAGTTGGAGTCGAAATTGAAAATTGTTCAGAATTGAAAGAGTTAACTCAAGAATGTTGTGAAGCAATCGAACACTTGAATAATTGCATTGACAAACTAAATAAATTCGAACTCGAAGTATCAACATCAATAATCAAATGATTGAAGTCTCAACCAGAGCAGACCGAACAGAATTTTACAATTCAAGTGAATGGCGTGAACTTCGCAAGCTGGCGCTTGAACGTGATCACTATGAATGTGTTTGGTGCAGAGATGAAGGCAAGGTTATAACAGAGAACCTAGAGGTTGACCATATCAAGGAGTTAGAGTTCTATCCAGAGTTCGCTCTTGATATAGATAACCTACGAACTTTATGTAAGGAATGTCACAACAAACGGCACAGTCGCTTCCAATTTCGAAAATCTAAAAAAATGATTGAGAAAAATTTTAGAACAGACGAATTTTGGGGATGATAACACCCCCCGGTCAAAAAAATCCAATGATTTTAAGGTTTTGGGAACCGGTGGGAGGGGTTAACTGTCCAAATTTTTAACGAAAAATTAAAGGGGGTGGGGGGTAATGGAAGAATACTCAGAAAAAAATATAAAAGAATTAGAAAATCAGCTACTTTCTAAAATCGGCTATTTTAGTCCTAGAAAAAAGGATGCGATCCAGTACGAAAAAGTGAATCGTTATCTTTATCTCGTCAGACTGCTCTATGAGCTGAAAGCCAAACTTCATGAAGACGGATTGGTCATCACTGTTCACAATGGGCAACAGAGATTCCAAAAAGCGAATTCTCTCATCAAGGAAATCAACACAACCAGCAATCAGCTTTTGGCTATTGAGCGGTCGTTTGATTTTGAGGTGGAAAATTCCCCTGTTGAGAAACCGACGTCTGGAAGTGATCTGTTATGATTTCTCATCCGCTGGTTGATGACTACATCAAAATGGCCGAGAGTGGAGAAATCGTCGTCAACAAAGAAAGAAAGCTGCTGTTTAAAATTATCAAGGAAAAAATCTATCCTCGTGATGATCTATATTTTGATAATGACCTAATTGAGAAATTTATTCGGTTTACGGAAAAGAACTTTTTCCCTCTAGCGAAATACCAGCTTTTCTTGACCCCGTTCATTTTTCTTTTTAGGAAAGAGGATGGGGAGCCACACTTTGACGAGTATCTATACACACTCGCTCGTGGTGGTGGTAAGAATGGTTTTATGTCAGCCAGGTCATCGTTCTTTATTAGTCCTATCTACCCTATCAGAGATTATGATGTGACTATCACTGCGAACTCTGAGAAACAGGGTAAGGTTTCGTTTGAGGAAGTCTATGAGACTATCCAAAGGCGAGGTCTTGAGGACCATTTCTATCTAACTAAAATGTCAATTACAGGTCGAGCGAACAACTCGGTCTTTTCTTTTCGGACGAATAATCCGAAAACGATGGACTCTGCTCGTGATGGCTGTCTTGAGTTTGACGAGATTCACCAATTTGAAGATGATAAGGCCGTGAAGGTTCAACGGTCTGGTCTTGGTAAGATTGCTCATGCTCGGACTTTCTACAACGGGACGAATGGATATGTGCGTGAGGGGTTCTATGACAAGCTGATAGAGAAATCTATGCAAATCTTGAATGGAGAGGTTGATGATTTCAGGCTCTTTCCTTTCATCTGCAAGCTTGACAGTGCGGATGAGGTGGATGATATGAAGAACTGGCCAAAGGCAAATCCGATGTTGGATGAAAGTACGCCTTACGCTAAAAGGCTGCTTGCGAGAACTAAAGCTGACTATGATGATCTTGAGCTGGAACCGTCTGGCCGTCAGGAGTTCATGACTAAACGGATGAACCTTCCTGAAGCAGACCTTGAGAAAGATGTCACCTCTCGAGAAAAGTTAGTTGCTTGTTTGCGTTCTCCTGGTATCGACTTGAAAGGTCGGTCATGTGTTGCAGGGTTTGACTATGCGAGTATCCGAGACTTTGCGAGTGTTGGTCTGCTCTTTAAGAATGGCGATGAGTTCATCTGGAAACAACATTCATTTGCCCGGAAATCATTTTTGAAAGTTTTCAAGTTGAAAGCGCCTATTGAAGAATGGGCAGAAAAAGGCTTGTTTACAATCGTTGATGGTCCGAGTATTGATCCTAGACTTTTGATTGCGAAGCTGGAAGAATGGAGAAATCTTTATCAGATTGAGCTTGTATGTGCCGATGGTTTCAGAATGGACTTGTTGAAACCATTGCTAGAAGAGGCTGGTTTTGAATATGAGTTCTTAAGAAATCCTGGGGCTATCCAGTCTAAGGTTGCGCCAATCATCGAAGATGGATTTGCGAATGAGCGCTTTGTCTTTGAGGGTGACAACTCTATGATTTGGTATACAGATAATACCTATGTCAAAGAGGACAAGGATGGTAATAAGCGTTTCTTGAAGAAAGAACCTGTCAGAAGAAAGACGGATGGGTTCCATGCTTTGATTGCTGCTCTCTACAAGCGTGAGCTTGTGCAAGAGTCGAATGTTGGGGAATTCCTTGACATGCTCGATAGTTGGGATTTTTAATCTAAGCATAAATTTGGGGTGGGTGGTCGGCAGAAATTAAAAGAAAGGAGGAAGTGCATTGGGGTTACTGAATTTATTTAAGCGTGAAGTGCCAGAGGTTGGTTTTGAGTTCGAGGATCTTGAGCGGATGTTTGGGAATCTGCAACTCAAAAGCTTAGCGATTGATAAGTCAGCCGAGTTCATCGCTCGAATTTTTGCTAAGTCAGAATTTAAGTATCAAGAAAACGGTAAGGTTAAGTCTTCTGATTGGGACTACTTGCTGAATGTAAGGCCTAACAAGAACGAATCTGCGTCAGATTTTTGGCAAAAGGTCGTCTATCGGTTGATCACTAAGAATGAGGTCCTAATCTTTCTTACAACTGATGACCAGTTGCTTGTTGCTGACTCTTACACACGGACTAAATATGCTGTTTATGATGATGTGTTTGAGTATGTGACTTGTAGAGGTTTCACCTTTGAGAAGCGGTTTAGGATGAGTGAAGTCATTTTCTTACAGTATAACAATAATCGACTGCAAGATTATATCTCTGACTTATTTGCCGATTACGAGAAGTTGCACACTCGTTTGGTTGAGGCTTTGGCTAGAAATAATCAAATCAGAGGAACTCTCAAAACAAAAAACAATGGGAGCTTTGATAAGGAAATGCTTGCGAAACTTCAATCTTATGCAGAAATTCTTTTCAAATCGTTCAATACTAAAACGATTGCCATTGTTCCGGCTCAAGATGGAATGGAATACACCGAGCATACGAATACAACAGGGACTTCAAATATTTCTGTTGACGAGTTAAAGAAATTTCGTCGGCAATTTGATGATGAGGTCGCTGACATCTTAGGGATTCCAACAGCTTTAAGTCATGGCGATATGGCCAATCTTGAAAATAGCCAAAAAATGTTTAATAGTTATTGCTACCAATCACTCGTTAAGAAAATGAGTGATGGCCTTAATTTCGCTTTAGTATCGAGACGGAAATACGAGCGCAATAATCTATTTGTAATCATCGGCGAAGGTCAGAAAGATAAGTTTGCACTTGCTGAAAACATTGATAAGCTTATTTCTTCTGGAGCGATGACTCGAAACGAGGTGCGCTCTGAACTTGGCTTAGAATCTGTCCCTGGTGGCGATAAATTCCTCATCACCAAAAACTATCAACTTGGTGAACAGTTAGAGAAAGGAGGTGAGAAAGAAGATGAAAGTAATTCCGATTAAGGGTACGATTATTTCTAACGATGATCGATGGATTTATGACTGGCTTGAGTGGGAAGCTACCGCTCCAAAAGATGTCGTCCTTCCTGAAAGTGGTGAACCGATTGAGGTTCATATCAATTCGGGTGGTGGAGATGTTTATGCTGGTAGTGAAATCTATACTGCTCTGCGCTCGTATTCGGGTGACGTGACCGTGAAGATTGTCGGTATTGCAGCAAGCGCAGCGAGTGTGATTGCAATGGCAGGAGACACGGTTGAAATCAGTCCGACCGCCCAAATCATGATCCACAACGTTTCAACGCAAGTGAACGGAGACCATAATACCTTGCTTCATGAGGCCGGTGTGCTAGAAGGATTTAACAAGTCTATTGCTAGCGCTTATGTTCATAAGACTGGAAAGGCTCTTGATGACTTGCTTGACTTGATGAACAAGACTACCTGGTTTGATGCTGAATCAGCTTTGAATCATGGATTTGTAGACAAGATTATGTTTACAAACGAAGTCGCTCCGACTCTGGTAGCGAGTGAAACTCCTATGATCCCAAGTGATTTTATCGAAAAAATGAGGTCAGCAATGACACCAGATATCGATAAAATCGCAGAACTGGTAGCTAAAAAGCTAGAAGCTAAACTACCAGATATACAAATCGACAAAGAGGCTTTTGAAAATAGCGAATTTCTACAGAAGAAATTCAATTTTCCAGAAAGTCCAGAAAATAACACAGACAAGGCTGTTCCTAAAGGGTTCGGTCTTTTTATGTTTTAAGAAAGGAAAAAAACAGAATGACAATGCAATTATCTAACCAATTTGAAAAACAACGTCAGGCATTTTTGGATGCCGTTGCAAATGGTGCACCTCAAGAAGAACAAGCGAAGCTATACAATGACATGATCGAGTCCATGACAAATGAAATGATGGCTCAAGCTCGTGATGCTGCCCGTGAAGAAGTTTCAACCTTAAATCCATACGATGCTAAGCTGACCGCTGAAGCTCGTGAGTTTTTCAATAACATTGAAAAAGCTGCACCTAAGGGAGTTGAAAAACTCTTCCCACAAGAAACAATCGACCGTATCTTTGAAGATATGGTTATGGCACGTCCACTCCTTCAGCATATCGGCCTTAAAAATGCTGGTATCCGTTTGAAATTCCTTAAATCAGAGCAAACTGGTCAAGCTGTTTGGGGCAAAATCAATTCAGAAATCGAAGGACAACTTAAACAAGAATTCAACGATGAAGAAGCAATTCAACACAAGTTGACTGCTTTCGTTGTGATTCCAAAAGATGCCGAAAAATTTGGTCCAGCTTGGTTGCAAAAATTTGTTTCTGCACAAATTACAGAAGCCTTTGCCGCTGCCCTTGAAGCTGCTTTCTTGAACGGCGATGGAGACAACAAACCTATCGGTCTTTCTCGTACTCTCTCAGGGACTGTTGAAAGCAATAAGACAACTTATGCTGAAAAAACAGCTCAAACTGCTAAGTTGACTTTTGCTGACTCAGCAACCGTAGTCAAAGAATTGACAAATGTTTACAAACATCACTCTGTAAAAGCGGACGGAACAACTCCAGTTGCAGTAGAAGGCAACCTTGTGATGGTTGTTAACCCAGCTGATGCTTGGGATGTAAAGAAACAATACACTTCGTTGAATGCTCAAGGAGTTTATATCACTGCGATGCCATTTAACCTTATCTTGGTTGAATCCGTGGCGCAGACTGCTGGTAAAGTCACTACATTTGTCAAAGGTCGTTATGATGCCTTTGTCGGTGGCGGTATTTCATTCGGTCGCTACACAGAAACCTATGCTTTGGAAGATTTGAACCTCTACACTGCTAAGCAATTTGCTTATGGTAAGGCTCACGATGAAAAGACTGCAGCAGTCTGGACTCTACAACTTCCTCAAGCCTAATCTAGGAGTTGAACCATGACTCCAGAAGAACAACTTCATCCACTCCTTAAATCTTTCAAGGAGCGGATGAGGATTTTTCATACTGGAGAGGATAACAACCTCTCTAAAATGTTGGAAAGTTCTGAGTCAGCCATCCTCAGTCTGGTCGGTAGTAAGGACTCTGCTGATCCACGAGTGAGAGAGCTTATTTTAGAACGTGCTCGATATGTCTACAATGACCAAGTTGAATTTTTCTACGGAAACTTTCAAGGAGATTTGATGGCATTATCACTAGAAAATTACAAATTGGAGGAAAAACATGATTAAGGTTTTAAAAGGCTTTTACGACATCAAAGAAGGGGTGTTTCGTTCTGTTGGCCAAGAATTTGAAGAGTCAAAAGAGCGTTTCAATGAAATCAACGAAGCGTTACCTGGCTTTGTTGAATGGGAAGACAAACAATCAGAAGTAACAATGTCTGATGTCCTATCAGACTAATCGTCCCAGCTATCGATATAAAAAGCCAGAGGCTCAAAACGGAGACCTGAGAACCCCCTTGACTTTCTATACTTCTAAAGTCGAGGAGGGGCTTCATGGTCGTGATGTGAGTCACGAGAAGGCTTTTTTTACGATGGGCCAAGTTTACTCTCCTAGCTTTAAAGATATCGAGATTGCGACTGGTAAGTCGATGAAAGCTAAGATGACTCTGAAAATTCGTGATCCTTTGTCTGATTATCAGCCGAAGAATGAGCATTTTGTCGAAGTCGGAGACAGTCGTCTCAGTGGTGAAAAATGGCAAATTATCGATGTGCGTCCTGATTTTGACAATCGGGATTTTTTGATAGTTGTTATCGGTGGTGGTCAAGATGTCTAGTGGTGCAGAATTGAGAGGCATTGACGATGTTCTTAGAAACCTTGAAGCCCGTCTTGGTGACACAAAGGTCAAACGTGCTACGAGTCGAGCCTTGAAGGCAGTCGCAAACGAGACTCTAGAAGAGTTCAAAGGTGCTCTGCAGGTCTACAAAGATACTGGAGAAACTATCGAAAGTGCTACTGCTGGACGTGTGACTGGTCTTGCTGCTGGCGTCCCTGTTGTGAAAATTGGTTTTGGTGAAGGCTCTCGTTGGCGCTTGGTTCACTTGAATGAGTTTGGGTATTCCAAAAATCCACATCCGAGAGGTTTCGGTGTTATCAGACGCTTCTCAGAGGCTCATGCTAAGACCTACAAATACAGGGTGGCTAGCCATTTGAAGATAGGAGGGTTTTAGTTGGTCAAAGATAAGTTTAATGAACTCTATGAGACATTGAAAAAAGATGAAACTTTAGCTGGAATCAGTATCAAATCTTTTAAACGTCCAGACACGTTACCAAGCAATGAGACAAGTATCGTCATTAGACCAGTTGGTCCGCCGATGCAAACAGTTCATGGAAGTAATACGAGTCTGGCTAAGACATTTCTCTATCAGGTCAATGTAGAGTCTAAAAATTATATGGAGTGCAAAGAACTCCAAAGAAAAATTGAAAAGATTATGGAAGACCATGGATTTTATCAAACCGTTGGTGGTTTGGATGAATGGATTCCAGAAATCAAACGCTATGTAGATGCTCGAACCTACAAGGGTAAGAGTGCTCTATATGAAGAATACTAAATTAAAGAAAGAGGTGCTATAAATGGCATTGGTTGGTTTTAAACGTATGACAATTCGTGTGTTGGATGGAAATGCTAATCCGACACTCGGAGAAAACCTTTTTGTAATTGAAGGTCAAACTGGTAAAGGTGCGACTCGTACCGCTAAAATTTCAGGTCTTGCAAGTGATCCAGTAAAAACATATGGTAGTGATGTCGCTTACCACGTATCAAACCGTGGTGTTGGCGATGTGAAGATGGAACTGACTGCGGTTGATATTCCTTCAACAGTACTCGCTAAAATCCTAGGACATCAAGTCAAAGATGAAATTATTGGTATTGGAGCTGATACAGTTGCTCCATACTGCGCTGTTATGCTTGAGTCTCAGACTGCAAATGGGACTCAGGCACAAGTCGGATTCTTCAAAGGACAATTCTCAATGGACGCTGAAGAACTTGAAACGCTTAAAGATAAGCAAGAAGAACTTCCAGATGACAGCTTGAGTTTCGCTGCTATTGCAAGTGATGACACTGAAACAAATGGTCTTTACTATGTGAAATACATTGGTAAAGATGATGCTAAGCTCAAAAAATTCAAAGGGCAACTTAAAATGGTTGCTGCAGGGTAGGAAGAGGGCGCAAGCTCTCTTTTTATCTTTTTTCTAGAAAGGAAAGTATATGGCTAAGGTTAAATTTTTAATTAAAAATGAGAAAGGTCAAGATGTTCAAAAGACCAGTAAGGAAATTACTACTAAGGACTATCGTGACTACCTGATTCTCAATGAAGCATTATCTTCTGACTTGTCTGAAGTTGAAAAACTAGACAAGCAATTGGAATTCATCGCCTCATTGTTTGAAGATTTGGAAGTGGAAGAACTTTTGAAATACACAGATATGGCGGATATTTTTGCGGTATTTGCAGACATCTACTCTCATCTGGTGGGTGATGTTGACCCAAAGGAGAAAAAATAAAGCCAAGTGAAGCACTAAAACGGTTTTATAGCTTTGTCAAGCAAGCTACTGAGGGTCCATACGGTATGAGTATCCGTGATGTTATGGATACGAGCTGGGAGGACCTAATGGGTGTTCTTGGTGAAACCGAATCTGCTAAAGCTGAGGAAGTCATGGATCTTGCTGACTTTCTAGAAATGATTTAAAAAGGAGGATTTGAATGGCAGGTGGAACGCCGTTAGGTCAAATGTATATCGAGCTAGGGCTGGACGTGTCGAAGTTCAATCCTACTCTAAATGGTGCTAAGAATGCGGTTAAATACTTTCAAAGCAATGTAAAGGCGCTAGACAGCTCCCTTAAAAATAATGGGAAAAACACAGACTTGCTTCAAGCTAAGTATAAGACACTTGGCCAAGCGATTGAAGCGCAAAGAAAAGTCTTGGACCAGATGAAGAAAAGTTTTGATACTCTCGAACCTGGTACAGCTAAATTTGATAAGGCCGCTGCTGAGATTGAACGTGAGAATGCTAAGCTGGCAGCCATGGAAGGTCAACTCCGTAACGTGCAACAAGCTCTGATTGCAGTTGGTAAGGAGAATAGCTTTGCGAACCGTATCAATAAATTTGGAGACGGCCTTATCAAAAGTGGCGATAAAATCAAGACTTTTGGTGATAACGTTTCGAGCTTGGGAGGTAAGTTGACTACTGGCTTAACCCTTCCTTTAGTTGCTAGTGTTGGACTTGTCACGAAAGCTGCGTCTGACTATGAATCTGCTTTTGCAGGTGTTAAGAAAACGGTAGACGAGACCGCAACCGTATCTTACAAAAACTTATCTGACGGTATTCGTCAGATGGCTAAAGAATTGCCAGCTAGTGCGGTTGAAATTGCAAATGTCGCTGAAGTTGCCGGTCAGTTAGGTATCAAGGCAGAGGACATCCTCACATTCTCACGTACCATGATTGATATGGGCGAATCAACAAACTTAAGTGCTGAGGATGCTGCGACCGCTATCGCTAAGATTGCGAATATCCTTGGTTTGACATCAGACGAATACAAACGATTTGGATCATCTGTTGTTGACTTAGGTAACAACTTTGCTACTACCGAGCGTGATATCGTTGAAATGACCAACCGTTTGGCGGCTGGTGGTAAGCTGGCTGGTCTAACTGCTCCAGATATCCTTGGTCTCGCTACTGCGATGAGTTCGGTTGGTATTGAGGCTGAGGCTGGTGGTACTGCAATGACTCAAACTCTTACTGCTATCGGTAATGCGGTTTCATTGACAGGCAAGGGCGCAGCGGATGACTTGAACCTTATCGCCAAAACTGCTGGAATGACCTCAGAGGAATTCCAACAGGCTTGGAAAGAGAAACCGGTCGTTGCTTTACAATCATTTATCAAAGGGCTCAAGGACGCACAAGAAAAAGGCGTGAACATGAACGCTATTTTGGCACAACTTGGAATGACGGGTATCCGACAAAGTAACATGCTGAAATCCTTAGCTCTAGCATCTGATAAAATGGGCGATGCTGTTGATCGTTCAAACAAGGCTTGGAAAGAGAATACTGCTCTGACCAATGAAGCCAATAAGCGTTACGAGACCACAGAATCTCAATTGAAGATGTTCAAGAACCAGGTAACGGACTTGGCCATTGAGTTTGGAGGGCCACTTCTAAAGGCTCTACGTGATGGTCTAAAGGCTGGTAAGCCTTGGATTGATACACTCGCTAAAATGGCTAAACAGTTCAGTTCTATGTCTGAAGAAGAACAAAGAAACGTTCTCATGTGGGCAGCATTGACTGCCGGGGCAGGACCGGCTTTAACACTTTTTGGTAAAGGTATTGGAATTATTGGAAGTTTGACAAAAGGGATTGGGTGGCTTACTAAAGGAACTAGTAAAGCAGTAGGTGGCATCTCCTTAATGCACAAAACTTTCCAAGCTTTTAGAACAACTGGGAATCTATCCTCTGCTTTTAAATTGGCATCTGGTGGAGCGGTAGCGCTTGGGAATGCAACAGCATCAGCTTCGACGTCTACTGGCCTCTTGACAACTGCAATGAGTGCCCTCTCAAATCCTTTAGGATTGACAGTCGCTGGCCTTGCCATTGCGACAGCTGCTGCTGTTCATTTTGGCAACGAAAAAGACAAGGCTCGTATCAAGACGGAAGAATTTGGCTCTCAGTTGAGCGATACTGCTCGTGGAGAATTGCGAAGCTTTCAAAAGACTGTTGATGAAACCAGTACAGCAGTCGCAAACTTCGGGACTCGTGCTGGAGATGCTGAAAAGGTATCTGGAGCCTTTAAAAAGCTCTATGAAGAGATTGCTGCTGCTGCGGATAAAACAAACAAACGTATGGAGGAGTTGGGCGCTAAGTGGGGTCTCAGTGAAGAAGACATTGCGAAAGCAAAAGAAAAAAATGCCCAGGTCGTGTCTAATACTGAGTCCATGATGAATCAAATCAATGAGATTTATCAGCGACATAATGGTGATGCGAGCAAGTTCTCTCAAGAGGAGAAAGAAATCATCCTGAACAATCAGAACGAGATGATTAAGGCAAAACTCTCGATGATGGACTTGTCAGCTGAGCAACAGAAGGCAGCTTTACAAGCTTTGAATGGCGATGTCAGAAGTCTGAATGAAACGCAATTGAAGCATACTAAAGATGTTTTGAAACAAGCGCTTGATGAGGAAAAGAAACTCTACGAGAACTCAAAGAGTGAGTTGAAAGAGTTGCTTGATGGAAAAGCTATCGATCAAGAAACTTACAACAAGAAAATGCAAACTCTAGAAGCAAACCACACTCAAGCGATGGAAGCTTTGGGAAGTAAGTATTATCAAGTCATGCGAAATCTTGATGATAAGGTGAAAGCTCGAACTGGCCAAAGTTGGAACTATTGGGAAGAAGCCAAGAAAGTTCTGGAAGAATACGGCCTTTCCTATGAAGAAATCGGGAAGAAAGCTGCTGAAGCTTCTCAAAAGGTAGGTAATTCGCATAGTATTCTTGCTAACTATACTAGTGAGATGAGCAAGGAAGTGAAAGAGGCTAACGATGCCTGGTCGTTGTTGGTCGGTAACATTGATAAGAATGGGAATTTCCAAGTAAAATCCAATGTTAAGGAAGTCATCGGAGAGGCTGCTAAATCTGCGGAAGGTTGGGAACAATTGCAGTTCATTGCTAAAACTGCGGATATCAACTCAAACGCTCGTGTGACTATCGCTGAGGCTCTTGTCGAATCTGGTAAATGGAAAGACATGACCCTCGAAGAGAAACAAGTAATCGTCAAGAACCAAGCTGGGTTACAAGCCATCTTTGATAGTGAAACCCATCTTAAAACATGGAACAGTATGCCAGCCGAAGTCAAAGAACTCCTCATGAAGAATACAGACATCATGAACAAGGCGGAGGAAGCCTCAAAGGCTCTGTCTAATTATGAAGCTCTGAAACCAAAACAGAAGGAGTTGCTGGCTAATGATGAAAGCGTCCGAAAAGCAGTCGCTCGCTCAACTGATACTTTGACAACCTGGAATGCTACAACTCCGTTCACAAAAGATTTGAAGGCAGATCCTACGAATGTTTTGAATAATGGCCAGTTATCTATCGATAAGATTACAGCATGGAATTTTGCATCAGCCGAAACAAAATCTTTGGATGCTGTAGATAATACGAGCGCAGCTGTTGGAAGTGCTATTTTGAGTGTTAATTCACCAAAACAAGAAGCTCCTATCAACCTGTTTGCTGCTGATCAAACGGGAGGTGTGCGAAACGAGACGAGCGGTGCTATCAATGCTATCAAGCAGTACGATCCAGTGAATATCCTTGCTAAGAATGGTACTAATAGCACTGTTAGTGAGGTTAAAACGGGTGTGAATGGCATTCAGGACAAAACCGTTACTATTAGTGCTCGAGACAATGCTTCTGGTGTTCTTTCAGGTATTAAGAGCTGGATTGATAGTGTGACTGGTAATTTCTTTACGAATATCTTTGCGAGCAAGCATGCCCACGGGACTAACTATCACCCGGGTGGACTTGCTATCGTCAATGACCAACGGAACAGCAACTATAAAGAAATGGTTACTCTTCCGAATGGTCGGAGTTTCATCCCTCAAGGTCGTGATGTCTTACTTCCTCTACCAAGAGGTTCTAAGGTCTTGCGAGCGGATAAGACCAGACGTTTGATGCGTGAGATGGGTGTTCCGAAATACGCTTCTGGTATCGGTATCCCGAGCGATGCGAAATTCCTCCGTGAAATGGAAGAAGCGCAACGTAATATTACAATTCAGACTACTAGCGTCCAAAACGGGCAAGATACAGATAAAATCGTGTCTGAGATGAGGATTCTGAGGTCAAGTTTAGAAAAAATCCTTACCGCTATCCTTAACAAGGACACGAATAATTATATGGATAGCACTATAGTCACGGATATTATAACCAAGAAGCAGAAAGAGCGAGAAAGAATGACACTAAGAATGAAGGGAGTACTTGAATGAGTGAAGTGACAATGCATTTCAATAAAACTGATTTTCGAGATCTTATTGAAATTCATGACATCCAACGAGATATCGGGAACAATCGCTCTATCTCTATCGACTATGCACCAAGAATCGGAGTCAATATTCAGCAACAAAACATTGATGCAAAATATATCAAGGTGGACTTTTCCATCTGGTCTAAAGATAGAAATACCCTCAAGCATAAGCTTGCGGGTATTTTTAATGTTGACGGCGCTAAAAAACTTATCTTCTCAGATGAGCCTGACAAATACTATCTGGCTATGCCGATTGAAAGCATTTCGATGCAGGAGACGAGCGGGCGACGGTCAACTGGTTCAATGAAATTCATCGTGCCAGATGGAGTGGCCCATAGCTCAGCTTATAAGAATTTCAATAGTGATGCAAATGCACAGAGCGCAACCGATAAAATGGTTTTTGACCTAGTAAACAACGGAACCGTTGAGGCTTTTCCAATTATCCGAGTTAAGCATAATGCTGAGAATGGATATATTGGTCTTGTCAATAACAATTCGGCCTTTGAAATTGGAAATCGTGAAGAGGCTGACACTGAAACAGTCAAGCGCTCTGAGGTCTTGCTTGACTTTCGAGGCGACAAAATCGCTCAAGGGTTGACGCAAGCAGTAAAAAATAGCTCAGTGACTAATGGTTCAGAGAATTTAATTGGGACATCGGAGCTAATTACAACAGGCGGTAAGAAACGTGTCAAATTAAGAGAACAGTTTATCGGAACATATAATAAAAGCTATTCAACAGGCTTATCATGGGAGATACCAGCTGACTCAACAGGTCAAAAAGGCTCTCTAAATGATTATATTTTTTGTAAATTAGTCTATCAACTTGAGTCAATAGCTCAATGTGGCTTTATCAAGGTGGCTGTATCTGATACAGCAGGTCAGTTTTTGTATGGGGTTGAAACTTACAAGAGATATAACGGTCTATATTGTGGATTTAATGTCTTTGCCACTAATAATAACGGAGATTATAACTTTCTCAATACTTTGGATTTTGACTCATCTAGCGATAGCAATAGAAATCCTTTTACATTATCAAGAGGACAGTTTGAAATTAAGCGAAATGATGAGAAAATCCAAGTTTACTACAACGGTTCATACTATAATTTTGTCGTCCCTGAAATCAGGGGCAAAAAGTCAGCTAAAATCCATGTCACAATAGGCGCTTTTCACGGAAAGCCAATCATCCCTCACTTATATCTTGATGAGTTGATGTATCGTAAGGACTTTGTGCAAGCATCAAGAGACATTCCTAATCGCTATCCTATCGGTTCAAATGTTGTAATTAACAGTGAAGATGATACGGTCTATATTGACGGAATCGCTAAAGCTGAAGAGGTTATCGATGGCTCACAATGGCTATCTATACCGCCTGGAAATTCTAAACTTGAGATGTATTTTTCAAGTTTTATAAAGAAAAAACCAACCGTGACAATCGAATTTGAAGAAAGGTGGCTATAATGCTTTTAACAATTCATGATGCAAACTTACAAAAGGTTGCTTTTGTTGATAACCGCAAACAAAGTACACTTAATTATTATGGTGATACATGGAATAGAAGCTTACAAACAGGATCATCTACTTTTGAATTTACTGTATTTAAAAAGGCTATTAAGTCAGACACTCCAACCCAAAAAGCCTATTCTTATCTGAATGAACGGGCGTGGGTATCTTTCAAATATCATGGCAAGAGCTTTATTTTCAACGTTATGCAGGTTGAAGAAAATGAGCAGACAATTAAATGTTATTGCGAAAACCTCAATCTTGAGCTTATCAATGAGATAACCAACCCTTACAAGGCTACAAAGGCTATGAGCTTTGCTGAATATTGTGAGGCTATGGGCTTGTTAAACTATACTCACCTATCCATTGGCATCAATGAAATTTCAGATTATAAGCGTACTCTGGAATGGGAGGGGCAAGAAACCAAACTGGCCCGTCTATTAAGCCTAGCCAAACGATTTGATGCAGAGATTGAATTTGATACACAGTTAAATGCTGACAGTACAATTAAGAAATTCTCTATCAATGTCTATCATGAAAACGATGACAATCATCAAGGCGTAGGCCGTATCAGAAATGATATACAGTTAAAATATGGCAAAAATATCAATTCTATCACTAGAAAAGTTGATAAGACTGGCATTTTTAACTCAATCAAACCAACAGGAAAAAGACGAGTTAAAAATAATAAAGGTGAGGAAGTTGAAGAAGTTGTTACAATAAGTGGTCTTGACGAGTGGAAAAAGTACAACAAGGATGGAATTTGTGAATTTTATCAATTAGGGGCTCATCTTGTTGCACCTATCTCTATGCAGCTATATCCATCAACATTCACACATTCAACAGGTGAACTAGACCAGTACACAAGAAAAGATTTTTCTTACGATACCGACGATCCAAAAGAATTGCGACGTCTAGCATATAATGAACTAAAAAAACATTGTTATCCAGCAATCACTTATGAAGTCGATGGCTTTGTCGATGTCGAAATCGGCGATACAGTCAAAATTCATGATAAGGGATTCAACCCACTATTGATAGTTCAAGCCCGTGTTTCTGAACAAAAAATCAGTTTTTCAAACCCAGCAAGCAACAAAACAATCTTTTCAAATTTTAAAGCGCTTGAAAATCAGTTATCAGACGGCATACAAGAGGTACTTGAGCGCTTATTTGAACAATCTAAACCTTATATTGTCAAGTTATCCACTAATAACGGCATCATCTTTAAAAATCAAACTGGAGAAAGTGTTATCACTCCTACACTATATAAGGGTGGGAAATTAATAACCGCTGGCGTGAGCTGGAGATGGAGCTTGAATGGCAACATCACTACTGGTATGACCTATACAGTAAGAGGTCGAGATGTTACTACTGCAGTTACTTTGACGGTTGCAGCTTACATTGATAATGAAGAAGTCGCAGTAGATGAAATTTCTCTAGTAAATGTATCAGACGGCTTAAATGGCCCTAAAGGAGACAAAGGAGACCCTGGACCACAGGGAGCAATAGGCCCTAAAGGTGATCGTGGAGAACGTGGTTTGCAAGGTCTCCAAGGCTTGCAAGGAGCTAAAGGTGACCAAGGTATTCCTGGACCTAAAGGGGAAGATGGCCGTACGCAATATACCCACATGGCCTATGCTGATAATGCAACAGGTAGTGGATTCAGTCAAACAAACACAGACAAAGCCTTTGTTGGGGTGTACATTGACTTTAATCCAACAGATAGCAGAAATCCTGCCGACTATCGCTGGACGAGATGGAAAGGTCGTGATGGCGCCGATGGATTACCAGGTAAAGCTGGAGCAGATGGAAGAACACCTTATGTTCACTTTGCGTACTCTGACAATGCGGATGGTTCTGGTTTGACAATGACAGATAATGGGCAGCGCTATTTTGGTCATTATTCAGATTATGAGAAGCTTGATAGCTCAGATAAAACGAAGTACAAATGGGCTGATCGTTTGGCTAAAGTTGAGGTTGGTTCACAGAACAGGTTTGTTCAAAACACTTCTGTTGCAGGGTATTTAGGGAATGCTGGGGTTGTTTACGCAGCTAATACCGTGAACAAGGAAAGAACGTCCGATTTTATTGAAATCGATGGAGCATCCAATCTCATCTATCAGCTTTGGGTAACTATCCCTGCTGGAGGAATGCCTTGGCATGCTTGGCAATTTTACGATTCTAATAAATCACTTATCGGAACTCGACTTACAGGTAAGGACAGTTATACTGTTCGTTCTCAAAAGTGGCATATCGTTAATAATATCACGGTACCAGCTACTGCTAAATTTATTAGACTATCTGCTAGAACTTACGAAGACGCTAAAATTAAATTAGAGATAGGCACTATCCCCACAGACTGGTCTCCATCTCCTGAAGATATTCAGAGAGACATTGACTCTAAAGCTGATCAAGGGCTGACTCAGGAACAAATCAATGCGCTAAATGAAAAGGCTGGGATTATTCAAGCTGAGGTTGAGGCTAAGGCTAGCGCTGACACACTTGATAATTGGATAAAGGCTTACAAGGACTTTGTCAAGGCCAACGAGACAGCGAGGGCGCAAGCTGAGAAAGATTTGATTTCAGCTAGTCAGCGTGTGTCAAACATTGCCAAAGACCTTGGAGAATTGTCTGACCGCTGGAATTTCATAGATAGCTATATGAGCTCATCAAATGAGGGGCTTGTGATTGGTAAGAATGACGGTAGCTCTAGCATGATGTTCAATCCTAACGGCCGTATCTCAATGTTTAGCGCTGGTGTCGAGGTTATGTATATTTCTCAAGGTGTAATCCACATCGAGAACGGTATTTTCTCTAAAAGTATCCAGATAGGACGATTTAGAGAAGAACAGTACCATCTTAACCCAGATATGAACGTAATTAGATATGCAGGAGGTGCTTAATGGCTGATTTTTGGTCAAATACTAATAGAGGTTATCGTATCAGATTGTGGATAGATCAAACCTCGCAGAGCATTGAAGACAATAGCAGTCAAGTCAGGGTTAGACTTGCCTTGTTAAATACTTTTACGACTTTCGCAGAATACAACTGTACTGCTTCGGTGACTATTGATGGACAGATTATCAACTGGTCAGGACGTCCATCAATGCTTAGTCAAAATCAGGTAATCATGCTAATTGACCGAACTGTCACAGTCGGCCATAACGCAGACGGAACCAAGACATTTAATTTGTCCGCTAGCTTTTCAGGGAGTGGTGGATGGTCTCCTGGCGATCTAAATATTGATGGTAACTCGTTTACTTTGACAACAATCCCAAGATCTAGCTCTGTGAGCGTGAGCACTGGAGTCATTGGCAGTGCGGTTACTATCAACATTAACCGTCAAAGTTCCAGTTTTAAGCATACAGTGCGCTATGCCTGGGCTGGTAAGAGTGGAACGATTGCGACGAATGTAGACACATCCACAACGTGGATGATCCCTCTTGACTTCGCAAACGACATCCCAAACTCAGCGAGTGGGACAGGGACTATCTACGTTGATACGTATTCAGGTTCTACCAAGACTGGCACACAGTCAACAACCTTGACGGCAAGTGTACCAGATAATATCAAGCCTACTTTTGCAGGGGTTTCATTGTCGGATCTAAATGGTGCAGCACAAAATCTCATCCCAAATGGTAACACATTCATCCAGGTTATCTCTAACATCAAAGTAGCGTTTAATGGTGCAGTTGGTTCTTACGGCTCATCCATCACTGGATACTATGCTGAGATTGTCGGCAAGAACCAATCCACAAACTCAAACGGTGGAAGTCTAGGCATTATGAATTATCACGGAGCTATCAAAATCAGAGCAAGAGTCTCTGATAGCCGTGGCAGATGGTCAGATACTAGAGAGGTATCTGTAACAGTGCTTGAATATTTTGCTCCAGCGCTTAGCTTTAGCATTGTAAGAACAGGTTCAACATCTAGCACATTGACGGTCACAAGAAATGCCAAGATTGCACCTCTGACAGTATCAGGGAGTCAAAAGAACTCAATGAGCTTGACTTTCAAAGTTGCAAGACTTGGTACTACTAATTTTCAAGCGGATACAGGACAAGCTACTGGAGCATGGACAAGTATCTCAAGTCTAGTCAATTCACAAGCTAACCTTGCTGGGAACTATCTAGCTAATCAATCGTGGGTTGTGATCGGCACGCTAGAGGACAAGTTCACTAATTCGCAATTCATGGTCAATGTGGCCACAGAGAGCGTGGTTTTGTCTTATGACCGCTCTGGCGTGGGCGTCAATAAAATTCGTGAGCAAGGCGCTCTTGATGTTAAGGGTGACATCTACGCTAATAATCAGCCTATCCAACAGTATCAAATCACTGACAATAATGGATGTGGGAAGATCATCAAACAGGATTTTAATTCCATGAAAAATACTGGCTTTTGGTGGATAGACGGAAACTCTCAAAATAATCCATTTGGGGCTTGGGGGATGTTGGAGGTCTTCAGACCTAACCCTAACTCTCAGGAATGTATCCAACGCTTCACAACATCTGTAGGATATATGGCAGTTAGGGAGAATGGTTTTGATAACAACTGGAGGCCATGGCGCTACCTAGTGCAACAATCAAAATCCACTAACAACTCTGATTATGTAGCTCTGCTAAAATCAGAAAGCGATCCGACTCCTTGGCGAAACATAACTCTACAAAATGGGTGGCAACATCATCAGCAGTACAATGATGTACAATATTCAAAGTCGTTTGATGGAGTGGTGTACTTGCGTGGAGTCGGAACAAAAGGGAAGACAGCTTACGGAACGGTTATAGCACAATTACCAGTGGGATTTAGACCGTTACATTCAACTTACGTTTTTGCGCTCAACGATGATTTTACAATCGCAGTTTTATGTATTTTAACATCGGGAGAAATAGTTGTAAGAAAGAACGTTGACGCCACTTGGCTCAATTTCGATAATGTTTCATTCAAAATTTAAAAAGGAGGAAATATGAAACTAGAATATGGTTCAAAATCACAAGAATTTGATGCAAGCGGAGCCACGTCCGCTACAAAGGTCACGTTAGTCAATGCAGACGGTGCTATCGTACCTATCTTGCTACCAGCTGATAAAATCAGCTTGTCAAATACAGAACTCTTTGAGCTGGCACTTGAGGCTCTTTATCAAGAGAATTTCCCAAATCGTGCTGAAAATGAACGTTTTAGCAAGGTAAATCAAGAACTGCAAAAGAACAAAGAGGCAGCGGATAAAGCTGAGCAAGCAGCGGCAGAAACAAAAGAAAATCTTGATACTGTTTCAGCTATCACAGAGGTATTGATTGCTCTTGCTATTTCACAAAGTGGAGGTATGCCTACCAACGCCTATGTCAAGGTAGCAGCATTTGTTAAGCCACTAGTCAAGAGTACACGCTACTCAAATGGAGACATCATTGCCATGCCTTATCCGTTTGAAAACAATGCCAAATGGCCAAGTGGAACCAAGACTATCTTTAAGTTCCAGATGCAGGCTAATGAGGGCTATACATACAAGGACCAGGCTCTTGCTGAGATGCTACAACAAGGCGTGTTGACTGTGGTCATGCCACGCATTGAGTAAGGAGGATTTTATGTCATGGTCTGAAATAATCGAGAAAATGATACATGCGATTACTCAGCTAGCCCCCACAATTGGAGTTGTTGCGACTGGTTGGTTCGGCATGCGAGCCAGTAAAGCAGGTCATCTCAACCAAGAACAGTTCAAGGAGCTGAAGGGGGAATTGAGCACTATCCATGCTATCGGTGAGGAGAACAAGCAAAATATAACTGAAATCAACAACAAGCTGGCTGTGCATGATGAAGCACATCTAGCTACTATGTATCTACGGCTGGAGCGTGATATTACTGTTGCTCTCAAGCGTGGTTATACAAGCGTTCATGAGTCGGATATTATCCACAAAATGCACTCAAGTTACAAAAAACTAGGTGGGAATGGGCGCATCGATGCCCTGTTTAATAAATTTGTAAATTTAGAAATTGCGGAGGAAAATACAAATGCAACAAATTACTGAAATCATCACAAATGGTGCAATCAGCATCCTTGTTATTTTAGCAGGGGTAACAGTTAAGGCAGTCAAGGACTACCTTGTTCAAAAAGGTGGTGAAAAAACCATCAAAATCATTGAAATCTTGGCCAAGAACGCAGTAAATGCAGTTGAGCAGATAGCAGCTGAAACTGGATATAAGGGTGAAGATAAGCTGGAACAAGCACGCACTAAAATTCGTGCTGAGCTTAGCAAATATAACATCAGCATGACTGACCGTGACCTCGATACATTTGTTGAGTCAGCGGTGAAGCAGATGAACGATGCGTGGAAATAGGAGAGAACAATGAAGAAAAACGACTTATTCATCGACGTAGCAAGCCATCAGGGCTACGACATTACAGGGATTTTGGAGCAGGTGGGAACAACTAACACTATCATCAAAATTTCAGAAGGTACGACCTATTTAAACCCTTGCTTGTCTGCTCAAGTGGAACAATCAAATCCTATCGGGTTTTATCACTTTGCGTGGTTCGGTGGTGATGTTGAAGAGGCTGAACGAGAAGCACGCTATTTCTTGGCAAACGTACCGAAACAAGTTAAATATCTAGTGCTAGATTATGAAGACCACGCTAGCGGAGATAAACAGGCAAATACAGATGCATGTATTCGCTTTATGGAAATCCTCAAAGAAAATGGCTATGAGCCAATCTATTACAGCTACAAGCCATTCACGCTCAATAATATTGACTATCAGCAAATCCTTGCAGAGTTCCCAAATAGTCTTTGGATTGCAGGGTATGGCTTGAATGATGGAAACGCTGATTTTGAATACTTCCCATCTATGGACGGCATTCGCTGGTGGCAATATTCAAGCAATCCGTTTGACAAGAATATAGTGTTACTAGATGACGATGAAGAAGATATTTTGATCAGCAAAAACACTAGTACAGACCTTGATACCGTAGCAAACGAGGTCATTCAAGGCCTTTGGGGTAACGGTCAAGAGCGTTATGATAGCTTAACAAGAGCGGGATATAATGCGCAAGCAGTTCAAGACAGAGTTAACGCTATTTTAAATGACGAAACACCAGGCAATAGCGCTAGTTCAGACCTTGACAGCGTAGCACAAGAAGTATTACAGGGTTTGTGGGGCAATGGGCAAGAACGTTTCGACAAACTAGAAAATGCCGGTTACGACGCTCAAGCTGTACAAGATAAAGTGAATAGTCTTTTAGGTGGCGAAGACACCGTGGATCTTAATACCGTAGCAAACGAGGTCATTCAAGGCCTTTGGGGCAATGGACAAGAACGTTTCGATAATCTAACAAATGCCGGATATAATGCGCAAGCCGTGCAAGATAGAGTTAATGAATTGCTTTCTTAACGAACTTACTAGAAAACCGGTATAAAATCAAAAATATAGTACACAGACCGCAGGCAGTAGCTTGCGGTTTTTTGTTTGCTCAAAATAAAAAACAGTGACGGTACTCACTGTTTTTCTTGTAGTGTATGGGCGTAAGAAGTCATGCTGATAGCGTGTTTTAAACGCATGTTCATAATATCTGATACACCGTTTTTATACTTATCTACTGCCTGAATAGATACGCCACAGTTTTTGCTGATAGCATAGGCTGTGGCGTTGTCTAAAAGCCAGCGGATAGCTTTAATATCTACTGACAT